TTTCTTTGGGCTTCATCTCTTGCTTTCTTTTCCCAATAAAGGTCAATCTTTCTATTCAGTAACCACATTTCAAATCGTTCATTAACCACCATATCAAATAATGATTTTTGTAACATAATAACACCTACTGTAATTAGGCTGAATAATACTGCATGTGTAAAAGCAGTAAATGGTAATTCAGCACCATACACTGAATAGAAATAAACATTCATTCCAGCCATTGCGCCTACATACATTATTGTCATTATTAGTCTTGTATCTTTATCTATTGCCGCCATCTATAACCCTCAATTAAACTCAACTGTGAAAGCCGCACCACTAGAACCAGTCAAATACGTTATATCTGCATAAAGTCCTACTTTAAATAAAACACCATGCAAATCTGCTTCTGCGTATCTTGCATCTCCACTAGCCGCTTTTTCAAGTGCTAATACACCTACAAGATTACCTGCCGCAATATCACCTGAATCATCAACATCATAAAGTTCTATTGTTGCAGATGCCGCCCCAGCAATAACCCCATGAATACTGATAACTTTACCTTGTCCTTTGATAATTTGCGTGTCGGCAGTTAGTCTACCGCTACTTCTACATCCACCTATTCCAGTCATGCTTTTCTTCCTCGTTAAAGGGTGCTAATTACTCAAAGGGTATAAAATTACTCATCAGAACTTTCTTCTTCTGCTGGTTCTTCTACCTTCTTTTCTTCAACAATTTTAGGTTTTGTTAGAGTGGTTTTAACTTTAGATGCTACTGATTTTCTAGGTAGTAATGTAGTTTTTACTGATTTTACATCACAATTTAGTTTCTCTCCCATTTCTACCAATAGTTCTTCGGGTAAATCTTTGAAGTCTGCATCAGTGAATTGCACCAGAAAGTTAGGTTCTTTCATATACATAACACCAATTTGTGTACTTACTTCTTGTGCTGGTTCACCCGCTACAAAGGTTATACCTTGAAAGACAAAAGAACTTATAGCCTCTCTTTCATCTTGTTCCTCTTTAGGAAGTAATGATACTTTAGCCAAAGGTATCACCTTAGATTAAACCATATACTCTTACTCTTACTGCACAAGTTGGGTCGCCATCATCTGCCACTGTAGCATTAGTACCGTCTAAACTTGTAAAGATAAGAGCAATCGAAGTTGCTGACTCATAAGCCCCTGCCGCACTTGTTTCAATTCCAGCAAGTCTAGTGTTT